ATGCGGATAGATCCAGCAAACACCACATCCAAGGCATTTCCGTTCATGCCAACAATGACATCATTGCCGCTGGTGCTTCCGCTAACGGCAACATTGGTCACCGTTTTGAAATACCCGGTTGTTGTGACGGTGCTGTTGTTAACACCTGTGACGGTTTCGATTAGCTCGTCACCGTTGATGTCCGTGCCCGTAATGGTAAAAACCAGAGTGGCAATATTGCCTGCACTGTTGACTGTGATCTGCCGAGCAGCAGCAAAAGTAGCCACACCGCCCGAAGTATCTGTCCCGTTAATGGTTAAGTCGTCTGCTTCTGTCGTAGCTTGGGCCTCACAAACACTGTCAGCATCCAGGGCGTTTGTGTCTGCTACCAAGTAACGGGCTACTATATTTGACATGCCCATGGAAAGCTCCTACGTGGTTTGTTCTTCCGTTGGGTCCTGTCGATCGATCTCGGTCAACAGGACATCCACCATTGCAATTGCGCCGTTAGCCTGTTGAACCAAGTCCAGGTACTTCTGCCTTTCGGCCAAAGCCTGGTTTTTAAGGTTCAACAGGTACTCTTTGTCAAGCTCCATTAGGTCGGCTCAGCGGCGTACAAGGGGACCCAGTAGTTGGTCGAACCAACACGGACCCGAAGACCACCGTAAGCAGTACCAAGCGTTGTACCAGCAACAACCATGTGGCCGGCACCAGCAGTTACACCCTGGAGATTAAAGAACACGGCATTGTCATCAACCGCAGCGACGTTTGCGCCTTGAGTTGAAGCGTAGATGAACGAAGTCATCGTGCCTGTGGAAGCACTTGCAGGAGCGTTGAGCTCAAGCTCAAGAGGAGCATAAGTACCAGCGGAGGTGCCGGCCGACAGGGTCATCTCAGCAACAAAAGCTGAACCCAGACCAGTCGTGCGGCCAGAAGCGCCGTAAACAACCTCAGCCTTAAGTGCATTGGTGAACGAGCCAAGAGCTGCGTTAGCGTTGAGTTTAAAAAGAGTACGTCCGCCCGTGCCGCCAGCACCAGTCATGGTGGCTTCGGTCGTACTTACATTATAGGTAGCGGAACCAGTGGAAGTGTCAGTAACGGTGGTTTGAAAGCCGTTTTGAGACACTACTGGCCCAGAAAACGTGGACGTAGCCATTGAAAAATCCTTTCGTGTAGTAGCACATAACCCACGCCGTCTCTACTAAGTCTGCTAGGTCAGTCTGCGTGAGTAAAACCCTAGTACTTGAATAATAAAACAAAAAAGGGGGCTTGTCGCCCCCTTTTTCTTGCTGCTATTAAGCTGCGCCGGGGGATCCGAAGATACCTCTTGCATCGCTGAACCCAAACGAATACCGCTCACGAGCCTTGTAGCGAACGTTTCCGGACTCGAAGTCACCTTCAAAACCGGTTTTGATCGCAACACGCTGGAACATCTTCATGCCGTTAGGAGCATCCGTCTTGATGAAGAAGGCTTCCGTATCGGTCAGGTAGTGGTTCACAGTGTAGCCCTGGGGAATCATGCCCATGTTGCGGATGGCATTGATGTCGTTGTCAGCCGTACCAACACGGAGAGTCGACTTCATGATGCGATCAGCAGTGAACTGGAGTTCCTTAGGAATGATCAACTTGACGCCCTGAACAGCAATCTTAAGGCCACGCTCGTCTGTGAAGGCGGCGATGTCAATAAGGGCTTGTTCAAGGGAAGTCTCGCTGAGGTCAGCAGGCGTGGTGAGCTCGTTCTTTAGATCGGGGCCACCGAGGGTGGGGTGATCCAAAGCACAGAGAGGCTTGCCGTCGCCACCGATGGAGGTGTCGAAAGCGCCGTTAAGAACGGCGGCAGCCTTAATCTGCTTCGTGGTGGCCATCGAACGGGCCAGGGCACGTGTGTAGCGAGCAGCCAGACGGTCGTACAGGTTATCTTCAACAGCCTCTTCCGTCAGAGAGAAAGCAAGAGCAATCGTCTCGTGGGTGTAGCGAGCTGTGTAGACTTCCTGAGCTTGGTCGTATGCAACACCAGAACCTTCGGTCTTAACAGGAGCCTCACCAAAACCGGAGAGCATCACTTCCTCTTCAAAAGCACGGTCAGAGGATTCGATGTCGTAGATTTCGGCATGCTCGTTTTCGTAGCCTTGGTACTCAAGGCCAAAGAGCGCATTGAGACCGGGCTCAAGCTCTTTAACTAGTTGTGCGCGTGAAATTGCCATGATTAAGCTCCTTGTCCGGCAACACCAGCGCTGCCATAGAGATGTTCGTTAATCTTGACCACGACCACAGCGAAGTCACCGTAGGCGTTACCGGGAACGTCGTACAGGCCAACGATCTTAAGGTTCAGCGCAGCGGTGTTTGCGATGGTGGACGAGTCAAGCTCCATTGTGGAAACACCGGTGGTGGTGCTACCGCCCGTGCCGATAATGTCAGCGTTCTTGCCGATGTCGGCAGCAACGATGTCCTCGTCAGCTTGGATGATGAACAACTGGTTGGGATCGTCGATAACATCAGCGATGATCTTGCCCTGAGTGATGTTCACCGAACCGGGGTAGTAGTTTTTCCACGTGGGCTTGCCCGTGGTGGGATCAATGTAGTTACAGCCGTTGAATACGCCAACTGCAGCCGTGTGATTTGCACCACCACCTGTGGGGTCAAACTTAACGAGATAACCATCATAAACGGTGACAAGGTCACCCTGATAAATAGCGCCTGATTGGTTGTCCGCAATCTCGTAACCGTACTGCTTCTGACCGCCAGTGGCGGACAGGTTACCGAGAGCTCGGAGACCAAAGGCTTTGTCTACGTTAGCCATTTTATGGTTCCTTTACAGAAATTAATTTAACCGGCCTTAGGGCCGCCGAATTGTACTTTTGACTGCCGCACTGGCCTGTCAATCCGCATGCTGTCATGGGCATTTGTTTTGAGTAGGTCATTGTCGGCTGCCTCAACTTGGTCCTTCGCTCGACTTCGGTAATACGCATTGCGCTCTTCAACCGTCTCTTCTGGGATCCTCGCTAACAGCAAACCTCCAACGCCGATAATGCCGGCATGTTTGCCATCATCACTCGAAGGGGCGACAAAGTCAGGATATTCATCGGCCCGTACGAGCTCATAACCTTCCCGGAGCTTGCCGGCAACGTTATTCCGATCTTGATGTCCTGCGACTTCGGCGCGAATCCATCGATGCTTGTATCCCGGAGGTGCCGGGGGAGCGTCCAATCTCGAAGGAGGGGCCCAGGGCTTGCGGCGTGTTTCTGTCTCACGAGTTTCCGTGGAACGAGTAGCACGTTTGATTTCAGGCACTTTACCGATTTGGTCCATTTTTAATCCTTCACGTATTTAGCGTATTCCTCAAGAGGAACGCCTAGTTTTTTGGCAATCGCAACCTGACTCGGGGTTAGCCGGACAGTGCGGCGCGCTGAATTGACACCGGAAGACCGGTTTGCAGGTGCAACGGCTTGCGCGGATCTCGCTGACCTGGAGTTCTGTGCAGATTGAGAGAACTTTTGTGGAAAAGTTTCCCTAAGTCTGCGATTTAACTCATCATAATACTCGTCTGACTGCGGGTCAACACGTTCTTCTTGAACAAGTTGACGGTGAATGCCCCAGGCAGCGTGTGTCATGACAGTATCTTTGCCAAACCAAGGGTTGTCCTCGGCCCACTGCTCGGCTTTTGGATCTGGCCTAGAAGGCTGTTGAGGACGTGCCTCTTGCTGTGGAGCGGCTTGTGGCTGCGGCTGTGCAGCACGTTGCTGAGCCATCGCTTCATAGTTCTGAAGCTGCTTTTGCTCCACAACAAGCTGCGACAAACGCTCCTGCGCCTCCATCTCCGTGTCCATGTCCCCTTCTTCACGGGCTTTACGGACAATCTGTTTTAAGGCAACCGCCTGTGTCTCAATCCGGCTCTTGGCCTCGGCCATTCGATGTTGGTCCGATGTCTGATAGCGCTGGTTAGCCTGGTTAAGCTGCGATTGGACGTTCTTTGCGTACTCCAAAGCCGCATCTTCCCGACGCTGCGCCTCGCGCAACCGTGCGGTCATCTTGTCAATGCGCTTTTTGACCTTGTCGCTGTACTGCTCAAGCTCTTCTTCTTGCTGGTTAGAGGCTTGCTCTACGATAGGTTCCTGTTCTTGTGTCTGAAGCGTCGCTTCGCCCGTCTCGTCATTGACCTCGACGTCGGCCGCCTGCTCGTCTTCTCCAATTTTAAATTCCATCTGATCTTCGTTACTCATATTCACCTCTTACATGTGAAGGATGTCTTCAGGGTCGTTCACACGACCGATGATTTCATCGTCATTTAAGATACGGATTTCGCCGCCATCGATACCAATCCTTGAGCCCGCATAACGGCCAAAGATTACCCAGTCGCCCTCCTTGCACCAAGGGCCGGTCGGAAATTTGGTCTCATCCATGTAAGCCAAAGTCCCCACTTTCAAGACATACCCGCAGACCGTCGCCAACTGCGTACGCTTTTGCGTTTCTTCCGCTAAGACAATGCCGCCCTTGGTCTTCTCTGCGCCGCGATAAGGCAAAATGGCAATCCGCCACCCGGTGGGTGCTGGAATACGGCTTTTCACCACATCCTCAAGCTCAGCAGGCTCAAATCGGCCGTTTTCGTCGTACGCATCATCCAGACTAGGACCCCGCTCGTCTTTTTCTTGCTGCCACTTCTGTTCCAACGGGGTTAGGGTTGCTTCTTCCAAGGGTTTCTCCTTTTGGGGTTAAAGATCGGACGTGTATTTCGCAGCCAATTCCCGTGCTGCGTCTTCACTTAGCTTTAAGCCTTCCAGGCGACCCATCAAGAAGCGATACCGTTCCATATCGGTAATCGTGCCGTTAAGCACAATCGCTTCCGTATCTGCTCTAAGCTTTCTTATCTCTCTAAGCAACGCTTCGGTGTATTGCAGCATGGTCTTTCCATGTAAGCAGACGGTTCAAAGCCACCGTCCGAAAGGCTTAATAAATCTTGACAGGCCTATTCCCATCTTTTTTCTTCACCACCATGAAAGCTCCACCGTCCTTTGCCTTCACGGGGCTGCGCGACTTTCCCGCCTCTGCCAAGGCTATCGCAGTTGCCTGCTTAATAGCTTTCTCCTTAGACTTAGGCTTACTGGCGCCGATCTTACCCGTTTTTGAGTAACTGCGCACCATCTCGCCAATGTTGCCGCTCACTACCTTCT